CCACTGACATACCTGCATAGGTAGGCATACTGTTGCCGATTGCTTGCCCTGCAGCATTTACACCTTTAGATAATGTTTCAGCACCTACTGCAGATAAGCCCTTGCCTGCAAGTTTAGCTGTACCTTTGGTTAATAGCCCGAAACCTTTAGTACCAGCAATCATTTGGAACGCTTCGCCACCTAACATAAGTGGGTTGTCTGCTGCAAACTTAGCGGCATCTTTATAGCGACCTGTTTCCATTAGTTTGTAAAAATATGCTTCACGGTCACGTTCAGCTTCAGATGCTAGACCTTTGCCAAAATCCTTGCCTGATTCTCCAACATATTCTAGCCCTTTAGAAACAATGTTGTCATTGCCAATCACTGGTTTTAACAAGCCACCAGCATCGGTGAATAATCCTGATACACCTTCAACAGCGTCACCAGCTACGTTTTTAAGACGGTCTAATACCGCACCTTCTGCATCTTCTTTTGCTTGGAAGTTAGCAGCATATAAATTACGACCTTGATTAAAGAACGCGTCTTTTGTGCGTTGCAACTGCTCACCTGATTGTTGTGCTACATCAGGGTTAGCTGCAACGTAGGTGTTCCACTTCTGCTCTAAAATAGGGTCTGCATAGTCATATTGACGCTCTGCAGTGGTCAGCTTGTTAAGATAGTCGTCCTTGCTCACACCACGCTCTTTTAATAATTGAGAGAGTGCTGAGTTAGGGTCATCCAACGGAGAGACAGCTTGTTGCTGTTGTGGCTGTTGCGGGTCTCCAGTTTGCACTGTAGTGCTATTTAGTTCCGCTTCTCTACGTGCAAGTTCAGCTTCACGCTGTGCTTGTTCACGTGCAATAGCATCTGCATAGTAAGACTGCTTTAAATCTTCGGCTGCCTGACGACGGGCTAGTGCGTCATTGACGAGCGTTCTCATGGAACGATTCATGCCGTTTACTGATTGTGTCATAAAATCTCCAATAAAATGGGCTACCTAATTAGATAGCCCTTATTGTAATCGTAGTTGATTAAAATGTCATTTAAATTCCGTTAGGAACAATCATTTGTGCTCCACCGTTTCGCCACTCATCAGGTCTGCGGATTCGATACCCGCCCAGCGAGTCCATGGTGTTGGTGTAGAACTGTTGCGGTGCGTCAGGTTGCAGTTGTCCAACAAGCGGATTGCTCTGTGGTTGCGGTGCACCTTGTAGAGCGTTCATCGTTGAAGGACCAGCATCAGGTCGTGCACGGATATTATCTCCACCACCGTTGCCCGCCATTACTGGAACTGCTGTAGTTGGCTGACCATTCCACTGATATGGACCGCCCAATGTACCTGCAACCTTGTTCACTGCGTTGTACATTTTACCAATAGACTGTACATAATTCGGGTCCTCTGCATAACCACCTGCTTTTAATGCGGTTGCATACGCCTGTGGAGACATCGCACCTTGTACGCCTTTGTATCTACGACCCATTAATCCCACAAAATGATTGTAGTAATCTTGGTCGTTAGCAAAGTTTCGGAATTGTCTGCGGTTGCCATTGTCGTTTGCCCATACACCTTGAACACCTTTGCGGGTCTCCATGATATTACCGTAGTTGTGAGCACCTGCAAGTGATTGACCCCAGTTAGATTCTAGTGCCATCTGACCTAGAATGTTGAATGGGTGTGTCCCAAGTTGTTGTGCTGCACGTTCTGCATATGGTAATTGTGCACGAAAGAACGCTTGCTGTTGTTGTAGAGTTGCCATTCTATTCTCCTAGAACCATTTAGTATCAATACCGGTTTTATTACCGCTAGTTGGCGTTTGTTGGTTTTTGTGACGCTCTGCTGCTTCACGGGCATCTTGTTTGCCACGTTCCTGTGAGTTAGCGTACTCGTATGCAAATCTGATTTTTTCTTCAGGTGACATCTTAGATGCATCGCCATATTTACCACGTTGTAAGTCATACAGGATTTTAGCTGCTTCAGTTTCAGCTTTCATCGAATCTACGGTTGTGTCGTACATTTTGTCGTTAAACTTGTAGTCATAGTCGTTGGCTAGTTTGCTACCACTACCATCGCCTTTAATTGCTCCGTATACACTCATTCGTGCATATTCAGGTGCAATGCCGCTGATTCTCTGACCATTTACGTTCATGTTATATGAACCGTCTGAGTTAGCTGTTACAGAACCAATGCCCAATGGGGTGTATCCAAATGCACTATTAGCTCGATAATCACCACCCGCAGTCATCGCTGTATCTAAGTTACGAGCTGCTTGTGTATCAGCTGCCTTAGCATACTCAGGGATTGTAATAGCTGCTGCACCACGACCTTGACCGTTACGTAGCATTTCTTCTGAAATAGCTTGATAACGAGCTTCATCTGCTGATGCTCCACCTTGCATAAGTTGTTGCATACGACCCGCAATATTTTGTTGTGCTGCATATGCATTCATCTTGTCAGCACTTTGCATTGTTGCTGTTATGGTGTCGAGACCACCTAGGTCTTTCTTACCTTGCATGATTGAGCTAAATGCTAACAACTCACCTAGAGATGGTGCACGTTTAGGGTCTGCATACAATGCATTCATTGCACCATATTGGAGTCCACCATTGTCACCACCGAACTCTACCGGAGAGATTGTAATTTGTGCTCCACCTGCATTGTTAGGTGTGGTAAAGCCTGTAGATGGAATATAACTACCACGAGAGCCAATCTGCAATGCTGCATCTTGCATTGGTTGCTGTGTTACAACTTGCTGTGTAGATGCAGTTGTTCTAGCTACAGGTGAGGTTGCACGTGTTGTAGTTGTTCTAGCCGGTTGTGCTGCGGGTTCTCCAGCTAATACACCAATGGTGTTTTGACGTGTTCCTTTCACACTAGGCTGTGTAGTCGGTTCTTCCATCGGAATTGCGCCATAAGGACCTACCGCTTTATAAGTCCCTAACTGCTCCTTAGTGGGGTCTGCTACTTGTTCACCAGCTGCGATACGTAATGCGTTTGAAACTGGCTTATTGTCGTAGCTAACCACCAAGTTCTTTTTATCTTCCGCTAGTTTACGTTCATATTCTTCGGGGCTTTCCTGTACGAGAGTACCATTTCTATATGCTTCAGAAACTTTAGGGTCTACCACATTATAGAATGGGTCAGTTTTGGACAATGTACTTCCATTTACAGTGTTAGTTGGTGTTGGAGCTGGTTTGCCGTTCAACTGTGCAATGCGTTCTTCTTCATCCATGTATGGAGTAAGCTTAGAGCTTAATGCGTTGATATACTCAGATGGTGCTTTTGCTCCATATAGCATGCCTAGCAAATCTTCATTTGAATAAATACCGTGACCCGGTCTGTAGCCGGGGAACATGCTGTTACGTACTGACTCTAACGATACACCCTGTGTGTTGTCAGGTAAGTTGGCATTAATGCGTTCCATCTCTGCCTGTGCGACAGCATCAGCGACTTTATCAAACTCTGCTCGGTTAGCTAGATTAGCTGCGGCATTTTTCTCACGTGTATCTGCGATGATTAAGTTCTCACGGTTATCCATATTTCTGTTGTATCTATCTAAGTTTGTGTGGTCTGCTCCACCTAAACGAGAGATACCTAAGAACGGCTTATTCACTCGATTGTAATCATCGATACGTTGTTGCTGTGTTTCTGCAGCTCGTCTGTCGAGTTGCTGTGCGGCTTTCTGTGCTTCAAACCACTCCTGTTCGTTCTGTGGAACGCCCATTACAGTGGTTGGAATTGTTACAGGTGCGGATACTTCAGCCGGTGTGTGTTCTACGCCAGCTAGCGATGCTAGTGCATTTGATGAAACTCCGCTAACTTGCGGTTGTGTTTCAGCTGACAGTTGTCTAGCAATCGCAGGTGCTACATTGCTATTATCTACATTTGCTGATAATCCTGTACCGCCAAGTGCCGATAATGCACCGCCAGCAGTGCCACCGGTTGTAGCTGTTTGCTCACGTTGTGCTTGCTGTTGTGCTTGCTGTTGGGCTTTTTCGTCAGCTGCCCACTGTGCTTGCATCTGTTGAGCTACAGCCATCATGATTGCATCTTCTTCGATTGGGTCTAATGGTGCACCGTTTTTAGCTTCTGTATTAGCTAAAATACTTGCAACTTTAGCATCGAGTTCTGCACGTTGTTGTGGTGTCATCTTATGCTCCTGTTGGGCGATATGGGATTCCAGTACGATTGTTCTGATAACCAGTCAGGTTTGTATTCAACGTAAAGCTACCATATGGGTTATATGGTGTTGGTGCTACTGGTTGTTGCGTTGAGCTGTAAACCGTAGGTGCTGTCGGTGCTGTAGGTTGTGCTGGTGTTGTAGCAGGTGTTGTAGCAGGTTGCGTTACAACTGGAGTACCCTCAACATTCTGTACTGATGTGTTACTATTTACACCCTGTCCAACGTTCACATAGCCATTGTTAAGTAAGCTCTTTTGCCAATCCATTAACTGACCACCGCCAGCCAACTGAGAAAGCATAGGGTTCATAATAGAGTTTCTATAATGTGTTCCTTCCGCTGTTCCTTGATTAGCAATATTCTGTGCGATGGCTGCTCGAGTAGCTGATGGGTTTGTATATACAGATTTTTGGTAATCCATAATAGCTTTACCCATATTCATACCTGATGTCATGCCGTCGCCCCAAGCGTTACCAATACCGCCTAGGATACTTAAAAAGTTGTTAGAGCCTCCGAAAATACCATTTCCGGTCATCGCATAAGATGGCATTATCTACCTCCAAGAATAGACATAATGTTGTATTGTGGTGAATACATCGGGTCGGTCATCGGGTCATTGTTCTGAGTGCCGATGCCTAGCGACTGTGCTAGAGCATTAATCTCAGGTTGTGATAACTGAGGTGCTGGTCCGCCTAGCATCTGCTGTGTTAATTGATTGCCAATATCGCCACCTTGCGGTTGCTCCATTCCAACCAGTTCGTATGGATTTTCGAGCGGGGGTACGCCCATGCCTTCCATCATAGCTGCGTCATTGCCCTGCATTGCTAATTGCAACATTGGGTCATCTGCATATGCCATATCAGCTGGAATACCTTGTCGATTTAATCCCATTAAAGTTTCTAAAGAGTTCATTTTTTCTTGTTCTCGCAACATTTAGGTTGAACTATATTATCAAACTGAACAGATTTTGTCTCGTTCTGTCCAGTTTCTTTTAAGTTTCTGCAAGTGTTGTATGGGTTGCATTTGTCTGTCATGGCAGTCTACCTAGAATCCTGAATCTTCAGGTTGTGCAACAGGTCCGTCTGGTTCTTTACCACCACCGCTGCCGCATTTATTCTCGCCAGCGTCCTTGCTTAACCATATTGATAATACCACTGCAATCAATGCACCTAAGTTTGCTAAATCGCCTGACATCTTATCTGCAGTCTTACGATAACTCTCAGCAAGCCATGCATAGTTTTTACCAGCCGATGTTAAGAAATCCGCACCTAATGCTGCGAGTTTGTGGTAATTGTCGTTGTGGCTTGCATAACGAGTTTGTTGGATATTAATACCAGTTTTATCCATTGTTGCTGCAGAGCCGAATCGACCATTACGTTGATTCTCGATAAGCTCACCAGCTTTGAATAATAGACCTTCGTTAATCTGCCATGCACGAGCACGTTCATCTTCGCGAGCTTTATACAATGCTCCAACTGTTGTAGAAATAGCTGCTGTTGCAAGTGCTGTTTCAATGCCACAGCATTGGCGAGCGGAGTAACGGTTCAAGCTCTTGCATAGTTGCTCACGTTGTTTTTTAGTTTGAGCTGCTACATCTGCTTTTATTCTAGCGGTAATCCCGTCATAATCAGGTGTATAGCCGCAGAGAGCGAACGAACAAAGTTTCTCATGAATTGCATCGTTACATGCGTCCAACTGTTGAGCTCTGCGTAATTCATCATCTCGTCTTGCGATGTTCCAGTCATACTGGTTCTCCAAATCATTATCTGCCTTATCAGCTTCAGCGGCTTCATTAGGCATTTTACCCCACAACTCGCGACCTTTATCGGCTAGTTGCTCGTTAATAGTTTTCCACTTATTCTCAGCTTCTTTTGCTTTATTAAGTGTTCCATTATCAGCGAACTTACCTAACAATGCACCTAGTAACGAGCCAATGGCAATCCACTTACCATCGTCCATTTTAGGTTGCCGTGGATATTGAATAATGTGGTTAGCATTAACCTGCGTAGAACCAGTACCTGTGGCTTCACCCTTCTCAACATATGCTTGGTTTACACCACATGATGATGCACAAGTACCCTGATTTTGGTTCTTGTTATTATTGCTTGTTTCTACTTGGTCTTTATTGCCAAGTGTTGAATCTACCATTATTTACCTCCTAGCAAGCTCTCTCTTGAGCTTTCTAAGTGAATCTCATCTACTCTAATTGAGCCAATAATACGTACCGCCCAATCAATCGCTTTGTACCGTCTAGGGAGTAGGAATGGTTTATTAGAATAAACTTTCTTCCGGAAATACTCTCTACCGTCTGCATAGATGATAACAGTAACCGATGGGCGATTTCCAATTAAGTGTGAATAATGTTGTTGGAACTCAGGATACTTGCAGAAAAACGCTTTGTCATCTGCATATGGGTTCTGTCTACGCCATTCTTCGTACTTAATCTTAGCTTCTCTGTGTCCACGTGGCATGATGTTGTCAAAGTCAGGTGACACAACTTTACATGCTACAGGTCGCCACAATCCAGCCATCATCTGTGTTTGCGATTTCCAATCATACACAGCATTTTCACCTTTGCCCCACTCATAGATGTGTCCGTTGTTTACAACGATAAATGGGCTGATTTCATCGGTATATCCACGTTGAACCACAACATTGTGTGTTGAGAAGTCACTGTCTCTACGCTTATCTGAGCCAATCTGTAGGATGAATCCGCCATCTTTTGTGAATCCGAAAATCCTATCATCGTGGTATGTGAGTCGTACTGTACGAGGCTCGTAGGCTGACCACTCGTTTTCAGTGACGATTTCGCCTGTGATTAGCTGTTCGCCTTGCGGTGAAATTGTTACTAAGCCTTGCTCTGACGAATAAATTACTTCGCTGTCTACTTGGCAAACGTTGTTGAAGTTTACGCATTTATAACGCTGTTCAATCTCTGCGATTTCTACCTGATTAGGGTCATCTGTAGCAACTGAATAATGCATACCTTCTGTAATTGCAATAAGTGTGTAGTGCACATCTCCTTCGATACGTGGCGTGACCTCATACATTCCTCTAATTCTGAAACGTAGTCTATACTCGTTATTTAGATTATAGGCGTGTGGGAAGTTATGCTCTGAAACCCAAAAGTGCTTGTTGCTCCAAACAATAGTTAGGTTATCTCCAATAGCAGCTACACCTTCTAAACACTCCGGTGGAGCGTCATGAGTATCTGTTGATAACTCGCATGAAAAGTCACACGGGCAGTTATTGTCATAGAACTCGGTTTGGTTAATCGGAGTTTCACCAACCATTAGCCAACGTGCGTTGTTCTCATTGTCGCTGACCGCTCTGTACCATCTGCGAGCTACTGCGTTCGCAGGCGGTGTGTCCACAACCGTAACTTTTGCTGCATCGCCCCATTCAATATCTACCACTTCAGACGGTTTAGATTGTGCTGATTCTTCACCACAAGCATTTATGTATGTGAATAAATATGCAGTTGGAACTGGCGGGTGTGGTACATTGTCACAGTCATTATTTGCGATACACAGTGGTTTAATCTTAGTTTTAGGACAACCTGCTTTTGGCATCTTCTCTAAACGTACTTCTGCGTTATCAGGGCGTTTGATACCAACTGGAATCGGGCATTGTTTAGCTAAAATTCGCTCTGCAGACTGTCTGTAAAGTTTTCCATTCTCTACAAATAAGAATGTAGTTTCCCCTAACTTTCTTGTCCAGTCAGGTGCTGTAAATACAAGTTTGTCCCACGCAATATACAAAGAGCCAGCTCTGTGAATAGATACTGGCTCACCTGTAAATAATTCTCCGCAAGAGGTCAGTAACCGCATACCTGTATCTGATGGTAGTTTGATTGGTCGTAAATGATTACCATAGATGTCCAAGTTGTTTGCGATTACTGATTTACCTTCAGGCAGTGATTTATCTGCGACTTTCGGAACTAACCCAAAAAATTGAGCAATTCTCATTTAGCCTGTTCTCCCGATGCCGACAATAGCATCTTTAACCATTAATTTAAGTACCGCTTTGCCTGATGTTGGCGGTTTAGGGATTTCTACAAATCCGTCTGCTGCAGTCGTGTATGGTCCTAATGTAACGTTAGGCATTGCTGGTGACTGGATTGTAAATGCGATATTAGGTACGCCAAATACATAAGCCTTATCTTCGGTCTCTACATACTGGAATGAATAACCAACATCACCTTTGTCACCTTTAGGTCCTGCAGCGCCTTTGTCGCCCTTCTCACCTTTTAGAGTAGATGCGTCTGTCTCTAATACACTGTTGTCAGACATTACAAAGCGAATTTTTCCGTCTGCGATATTGACAGTGGTAGGGTATTTCCCGTCATCACCTTTATCACCTTGAACACCGGGTTCGCCTCTAGGACCTTGTTCACCTCGTGCACCTTTCGCTACTGGTAATACTCCAGCACTGCGGGTTGTTCCGTCAGTTAGTGTATACATCAGCTGACCGCTTGCGGTAATTGTAAATGATGCTAAACCTACTCCGGCTTCGCCTTTTTCACCTTGTTCGCCACGTAATCCGCCAGCTGGTGCTACTGCGTTACCGCCATTTGGTACGCCTTCACCACATCCACATCCACCGCAATCTTTCGCAAATAACTCTTTGCAATCTACGGAAAGTGTGCGTGTGCAAGCGTCATATTTTAATGGTGATTCAACATTGATGCCGATTGAGTTTGCAATATCCTTGATTACTTGCATGGTATCCCACTCATAAGTAACCATGGTGTTAGACTTGATACAAGTACATTTGGCACTCATTGTGCGGTCTAACTCAAATACATCTTCATCGATACCGACTACCTTTGCAACTTCACAGCAGCCATCACAGCCTTTAATTCTTACGTAGAAATACTGACCATTGATGATTGGTGGGAAGTGTTTAGCATGACCTTTTACAAGATGTAATCTGTTGCTCTCAATGTCTAAAGGACGGGCTGTGAAGCCAGTCCCTGTTCGGTCGCATGTTAGTGGAACTAATCCAAGTTCACAATTTGCCATTTATTCCCCCTTAGCACTTGTTAGCACAGATAAACTCGCGTAATTGTACGGAGTTCCAATCTGCAACAACACAGCTTCCGCATGGGAAGTTCTTGCGACCTTTTCCTAAAATATCTCGTTCTACAGCAATCTTACCGTTTTTGATTTCGCCTTCTTTTGTATATTTGACGACTTCATAACGGTCTAGGTATTTAATTGTTAGGTAGATGTGATTTCCCTCTACCATGTCATTCAATTTTTTAGCTGCTGCAAATGGGAGATTGATTGTGTCGGATGTGGTTTGCACATGACCTACTACTTTAGTCTTGAAACCATCGATAAACTCTAACATGTTTCGCTCCCGTTGATTGCTGTGATATTGCCACATTCATTTACCGTGACTGAAGTGCCACATGTTACAACGAACGTTTGTGGTGTGATGTTTGTACAACCACCAGCACAGCTCTTAACAAACTCGCATAACTGCTGTGGATTCCACTCTACACATGCACAGCTGTCTTTACCGAACGATTGTGCGGTTGTGTTATCTTGTGCACGTTCAACAGTTAATACATCTCCAGCACGTGCTACAACCTTAACAACTTCCATAACACCACCATTACGCAGTGTTAAATAGAAATGCTCTTGGTCGTTGATGCGGAATTTGCTACCGTCACCAACTGGCAATGTAATTTGTGTGTCGGTAGATGTGATTGCTTTCGCTACCTTTGTACATCTTCCCCATACTTTAGTGTTTAACATTCGCTACACCCCGTATCGCATGTTCCTGTTGGTTGTTCAATTTCTTCATCGTACTGAGGTACTGCACAGCAACCAGTGCTATATTCAATACCACCACAGCCTTCTTCGATTACTGGAGTGCTGTCTGCCACGATGGTTTGACATCCCGGAATGTATAAAAGCACGTGTGTGCAACATTCACCATTTACATAGATGTCGCCTTCATAATAGCCTTTCGGCAGTGATTTGAACCCGTCACCCCAAGCGAAGCAAACGCCATTTTCTTGGTCTACTCTGTATGGAGTAATTTTAAGTAGAACTTTACAGAAACCTTTTCTGCGGATATCCATTCTTAAACAAGTTCTGATTGCTGGAATTGGACGACCATTACACCCCATTTGACGGAGTGAAAAGCATCGCTCAATTTCGCCAGCTTGAATTTTAATTGTGTTAGATGCACAAGTCGTTGGCGGACACTTCTTCTCCTCGCAAGGGTCACAAGGGTCGCAACATACTTCTTCATACTCCGGTGCGATTGGTAGACATTGATTTCTACAACATGTCGATTCCGGAGCGTTGCCAAATACTATAGCCATAATCGTCCTCTACCGCTTCTTCCAAGAAAGCTAGCTCCGATAATTCTACGGGCTTTGCCACCTGTCTTATCTATTTTAGCTTGTTGTAACGCATTAAACCAGTTTGTTTGGAATAACGTTACTTGTCTCAATAATGCGTCCTGCTCAGGTAACATTGCCAAGCGTACTAATGTACCGTATAAAATAGCCTGCATGTAGTCATCATAAATAAAATCAGGTACATCACAGTCATCACGACCGATTGCCCATACATAATCTACACGCAGTTTAGTTGGTTTGTTACGCGGATTATTAAGAACGATAATAGGATGCTCGCCACGACGCAGTTCTATGGTGTAATCTGCTTCTTCGCCTTGTACAAGTGGATTCCAGTTTTCTCTGCCACTACAACGCAAAGGACTTTCCATCACTGATGTGACTTTTACAATTCTACGACAGTCAGGAACTTCTAACATGTAATCGCCAACCTTCTCTTGTGTTTCGACATCTAGTGTGTCAGAAGCACAACGAGACTCTCGCATAAACTCTACGATAGTCTCTCTGATTGCGTGTTGAAGAATCTCTTGTGGAATGAACGGTGCGTAGGCGAGTACGAATGGTTCAAAATCTTCGATTGTTTTCATTATCTAACCTGCCGTGCTAATGCTTCTGCTCCACTAGATAACTGCAGTAACTGAATTGCTTTGTTCCAATGGCTGTCACTACGTTCTCTATTGGCGTTATCTTCAATGTCTACACCCCATGCGTAATACAACATGAACTCAAACACTGCAGCTTCTATATCTGCACCTAAGTCGATTGAGCTGTCCTCACTGGTAACATCAGGTGGCATGTAGCATGAAATCACAAGGGTAGCGTTAGTGCCAGCTGGTACTGGCGGGTCTACTACGATTTGACGAGGATTATCCTCGCTATATTCATAGCTTCTTAATTTATATTCTGTATCGCCTTTAACCTTACCTTTACACACCGGTCTGCCGAGTGTAGGGTAGTAGGTTAGTTTTGATTTTCTAGCAATGGTCTTTACCACGCCATTTTCATCTGCTAATCCCCATACTTTAATATCGGATTCGCACGAAGTGGGAACATCTTGCAATGCTCCCTCTACTAATTTTACTTCTGTCTTGCGAGTGAACTTATCTCGCTTTGTGATGGCAACGATACTAATTGCACGTTTGAAATACGACAGCAAGTCCTCTTTTGTCCAATGAACATAGGACTCATCTTCATCGTAATCGGATAAGTATCTTGATACATCTTCAATTAGAGTTCTTGCTGTGATTGCCATTACTTATCTGCTCCGAACATAGCTTTTGCTGCTGCATGTACATCAATTCCACGCATATCTGCACGTTCTTCTTCGGTCAAGTTCATTCCACGTTGTTCCATGTTTAGGGATTCAGGGAGTGGAGCTTCGTTAGGCATCATCAGTTTAGCTGATTTACCTTCTGTTTTCTTGCGACGATTAGGTGCTGCGGTCATTGATGGCACGGTTTCACGATGACCATCCATGATTACTTCTACATCTTCGATGGTTTCAAAGTCTGTTGGAATTTGAACAGAGTCGCTACCATAATGTTGGTCAGCTAACATTCTGCGTTCTTCCTGTTTACGATTCATTTCATCAATCGCAAATTTTAAATCTGTTTGTGTGTAAACGAAACGACCTTTAAGGTGTTTAATTGATTCTGTTGTAAATGTAGGATTTGGGACTACATAGCCGCTTTCATCAACGAAGGCTAGGGGTTTACGATTTAATTGCATTTTTGTTTTCTCTTGTAGTTAATAAAAAGGCAGGGTCTAGCCCTGCCCTCGTACTTGGCTTATGCTGGTAAGCGTACACATTGTGGGTCCGGGTAAACAGTCTCACATGGAGCTTGGTAGCATGAACAACCGTGTTGGTCGTTATGGTTTTCTACCGATGCTGATACTGTGAAACATGCACCTGATAATGAACCCTCTTTAATCTTAATAGTGATGTCACCATTAGATTGTAAGAACTCAGTTGAACGCAATACAGTGTAGCCTTCTTTTGTTAAATCAACATCGAAGGTTTCAACTTCGCGAGTGTTTGCTTCAGCTAATGCTTTTTCTGCATCTGCTACAGCTTTTTTAGCTGCAGTTACAGCTGATTTTAAGCCCGCGTTTGTTGGGTCTGTATTAGCTTGAGCTTGTGCTTTTGCTAACTTATCTTTAGCATCTTTAACTTTGTCAGCTAATGCTGCTAAGTCTGCTGGAGCATCGCCTGCAATACCGTTTAAAATAACGGTGATTTTGCCTTCTGCTAACGCTTTTTTGTTATGTAACACGATGTTATTAACAAAAGAACCAGCTGCTAATAAGATAACACCTAACTCGTCACCTACTGGTAATACGCCTAAACCTTTTTGGCGATACCACATACGCATGTGCTCATGACCATCGTCATAGTAGAACTGCATTGTTTTGTGGCGAGTTTTTAAGTGAGCCGCATATTCAACGTGTTGGTCTGCTGGGTCTAAACCTGCATCCCACATTGCATCGCCTTGTGATGCTACGTTGCGTTTGTTACCACCAAGATAGATATTGTACTTAGCCATTGTCTAACTCCTTACTCGATTTCGATGGTTGCGTATAACACAGCTAATTTTTCAGGTGTTAATACATCGAAGTCATAAATGGTCAAACCACGCCAGTATTTATCGAAAGAACGTGGGTCTTTGTCGATTACTTCTTGGTTTGTTAATTGAGTGATGAAACCAACCGCTTCTTTGAAACCAGCTAAGATTAAGAACGTTTGTTTGTTCACTTGCGGGTCAAAGTACATAGGCATGTTGTTGGTGAAGTACACTTTGAAACCAGCAACATCTAAGAATTGTTGGCTTAAAAGGATTGCTTTACCAGTGCCAGCTGCACAAGCGTTGTTCAATAACGGATTTGTATAGAACAAGGTTTTCGCCATTGTAGGTAATACAACGTAACGACCTTTCTCTGGAACGTTTTGCTCGTCAAGAACGGTAGATAAGTGAGACAATTTAGTTAAAATTGTTTCTTTGTTTAAGGCAACAGGCTGACCTAATTGACCTAAGTTGTATGCACCTGATTTGATACCAGCTTTGATACCTTTGTTGTAAGGGTCAGCTAGTAACGGAACTTCAGTTAAGATTTCACGGTCGATGTGTTGGCGTAACAATAATGTACTGTTTTCCATGAACTCATTAACATATTCTTTAATGTTACAAGTACGTTTTTCATCAACATATGAAAGTTTTAAGTTCCAGTATTTACCACGTTTAACAACCATGGTTTTTAACTCAGTGTTCAATGTAGAAACTTCTAAGTCTTGGTTGTTAATGTAATCGAAGATTTCACCCACTGGTGCTACGCGGAAAGTAACTTGGTCGCCACACTGTTTCAATTCAGCAGGGATAATATCCTGAGAGGTAATAGACCCTGCGATTGAGTCAGCGTAGAAGCGAGCTAAGAACGCTTTTGCATAGATAGGGGTGTTTAGTGCATTATACACTTGATAACCACTTGCTGACGGTAAAACGCCACCCGGTTTGTTTTGCATTTAATAACTCCTACGTTATCGGTTTGTGTTTACTCTACCCTCTACCATCGCGGCATTAAACTCGTCTGTGATACGTTGATACTTATCCCATGAAAGTTTACCTGCTTGGAAGTTAGCGGTAGCTCGCTCGAAGTCCGACATCTTGAGCACTTTCTGTCCACGTGGTGCTGTAACAGGTTGCGTGGTCTGTGAACGACCCGGTGCAACTTGTTGCGTTTGTGGTTGAGAGCGTTGGCGTTTGCCTTTAAAGTCCTCAATCACTTCCACCACTTGCTTCATATTACCTGATTGTATACCGCTTTGTACTACTTGTGCAATAGTTACTGTACCGCCAGTATACGGAGCAGGTTGTTTTAAGTAACTTTGCCACTCATTAGAGAACGCAACTTCATCCAAATCCGGAACAGCTTTACGTAATTCGGTCTCAAACGCAAACTTTTGGTTCTGGTCGTTGATACCACGTTGTGCTTCCAGCTGACTGGTTACGCCATCTAATTTTTGTTGCAAAGGTACTACCGCGCGTTGATACAAGTCATTAGCGACTCTACGTGCGATACTTTGAATGTATGGGTTTGCGTCCCCATAGTCGGCTTCAAATCTTTCATCTACAGCAAGCTCGTCATCTGTGTATGCCAGTGTTGGGCGATGCTGTTCAGCTGGCTGTTGCTGACCATACTCACGTTCATAGTTAGCACGTACTGCATTCTCATACATTTCTGCACGAGCTTTCGTTGCTGCTAATTCACGTTCTAATGCGATTAATCGGTCCTCATTAGAGACTGTTGCATTTTGTGTTGGTTCAGCTTGAGCTGGCTGTGTTAGACCTGCAGGTGTTTCCTGTGATAATTCATCTTCATCACCAGTTAAATATTCTGAAATATCAACTTCATCGTCTTGAGGTTGTTCAGTACCTTTAGCTTGTTCTTCAGATGCAGGTTGGGAAAACTGCTGGTCTAAGAATTGGTCTAGTTCACTTTGTGTTTGGTCGAAGTCTGCCATTCGTTATTTCTCCAAATCGGCTTTTAGTTTTTTAAGGATTGATACGCGACCACGCAGAAACTCATTCGCTTCGCTGTTCTCGTACAATTCACGTTCGCGTTCTAATTCTTCTGAGAGATACTCTTGAAGAAGTCGAAACGCAGGAACTGTTTTCAGCATACGGACGATGCCGTCAATTTTTACTTGACTAGCCATATAATCTCCTATTCAACACGTTTGTATACGGTCATGTCGATTAAGGCTTGCTCGTCATCTGTGCCGTCATTTCTGAACTTATAAGTTCCGGGTAAGGTAATCTCTAAAGGATTATCCTTGCTTAAACTTAATTGAACTGGCTTACCATCTTTGATAACCTCAGTCCATAAGTAATCTTCCATACGTTTGTCGCAGTTTGCTGGAACACCGCGCATTAAGGTAAATGAAGAATCAGTTGTACCACGTAACATGGTAGCGACTAATTTCTGCCCTAACTCTAAGTGTGAAACTGCTGATTCAAATTTACTCATCGATTCGCTCCAACTCGTCATCGAATAAAACACGTAGCACTGATTTAACCGCATTAACTGCGATGCGATTTTCTTCACTTGCTGTTGTATCTTCGTATGCATCACGTGTTAAGTTTAACTCGCGAAGTAATACGTTCTTGATTTGTCCCGCATCAGCAGAAGAACGGAAGCGTCTAAATGCTCCAGCTTCTTGCTGTGAAACTTTAGTTTTTGCCATTATTAACATCCTCCTGCTTTATTAGCAATGATGGCTTGCACGTACTCAGGTGAAACTTCTTCAAAAATTACATCTACCCCAACAACAGCGTTGGCTAACATGGTCATCTTTGAACCCACAGAAATTTGGTACTCGCCAGGAGGAAGAATTGGGTCGCATGCATCAATAGGAAAATCATGTAAGAATGTACTAATTGTACACCCACTTTGACATTTTACCACACGTTGCACGCAAATATCTAATGGTGCTCCGCATGGGTCCTCATGCATAAGGTGCAATACTGCCGTCTTTAGCAAGGTAATATTCTGTGGTTCTGATTCCACCGAATGTGAATCCACAATAGCGACATCGAAGTGAAGCTGGTAACAACTCACTACATACCTCCTACTGGTGAATTAGGTGTTAGACTATTTTGGTTCGCTATTGCTTGACCTGCACTAGCGTTCCGACCGTCAATAGTACCACCTTGATACAGCGGGTTCAAACTTTGAATATCTTGCGTTACAGCAGACTGCAAATCAAAGTCAGGGAAAATTCCCTCAGTACTGATACCACTAACCTTAAAGATTTGGTACAACAAGCGTTGAATTGCCGCTGGTGGAACAATCGGTTGTCCGGTGTTAGGGTCTACCACTTGCATGTATGAGCTTAATGATTGTAGTGCCCATTGTAGTTTAGATTCTTGCGATTCTTTCTCCACAATACCACTTACACCACGTGCGTGTACTCGGATGTCACCTTTAATGGTCTCATCTAGTGAATACATCAACTCATAGTCAATATAAGATTGAACAACTGGTTCAATGATATTTTCCTCAAGCACACGTAAAGCAAACTTAACTGATTTACTTGCTTGGTTTAATACCATTGCCACACCGCCCGATGTGCGTCCTAATGTACCAATATTTTCTGTCGAACCAAACGCTACACGTGGAATACCGATTGTCTCATAGCCATATTGCATGAAACGCTCGAATACATTTAACAGTTGATGTGAAATATCAGGTACAGTGTAGAAGTTGTACGCACGACCTTGCATACCAATCACGGATTTAACCTCGCGAATAGTATTAGGAAGGATTACATTTACATCTTCATCGTCAATAACACGGTCGGATTCTACCTCACCCAATACACCTGATGCGAGACCCATGTTACGTACCATTGCTACGATTGTTGCTGTACATACACGTTGTACATCGCGTAGACGGGTAACTGGACATTCGCCCCAAAATGCTCCCGGGATTGGTTCAAATGATGCTACATAGAATGGACGCTGACCAGCTGGGTCAGGGTTTAACACTGCTTTAATTACAATATCATTAATTGTCCAAATCTCTGCTTCGTAAGAAATGTCAGGAGAGCCTACTTCAACACCGAACTCCTCGAGTAATTCGCCACGGATTGCCCCATAGAATCCCACACAGTCATAAAATCCTTGAGCGTCGTCCTCAAGTCCAATGGCATATTGGTCTGTGTCTACTTCAGGGTTATGGTCCTTGCCGTCCTCGCGTTCTTCGAGCCAGCCTTTAGGATGTTCCTTCAATACTTGACGGATTCCCTCGCCATCGAAGCCCGGTGCAGAGTAGTACCCCACTAATTCAGAACGTGAGCATTTGCGGATTTCCACAACATACTCTGCGTCTTGTACGGACTGTGCGTTTGGTGCTGGGTAGAAATCAAACGGAGAAATGTTTTCTACTGCGCGAATTAACTTACGCTCCACTACCATACGTTGTCCGTTCCAACGCTTCCACGGTTTCATCACAACCGCAGGGGTCTTCATAATAGCAGCAGGATACACCACAAAGTTATATATAAAATCACCAAACTGGCGTAACCAATCAGCATCATGAAGTTTGTCCTGAATTAATGAATCCATTTTATCCGCAGCAATAGCAGCTAATTTCTGCTGTTCTTGCAATGCTGCGTTCTTAAGTGCCTGACCTTGTTCTGCCGCTGCTTGCTCAAGCATGTCAGAGGTCATCATCGGCATCTGTTGGAGTTGTGCCATCACTGCTTGCAGTACATTCTTAGTTTGTGCTTCATCTAAATCTGCTTGCGGTGTTGCTTTAATGACAAATGGGTTCTCAATCGAATTAGCGAATACATCACGAATGAGACCCACGATACCCTTAACAATAGGTGATGTAATGTTAAAATTAACATCGATGTCAGGGTCAAGCGTTTCACAGGCGAGTAATTCCCCACGAACTTGGCGTAAACAGTCTAACAGGATGTCATACTGCTCGCGTTTCGTGTCTTTAGCAATCTCGAAGCGGTCACGGACATACTGCCCGAGTTCTTCTACTAATCTGTCGTGTTTCTTACCCACCGTTCACCACCTTATTTATGTGCTGGTGTTTTACCACGATTACTGCCTACTGGACAGCCGTGTGGTGGTCGTTTACCTTGACATGGCATACTACTTTCTCTCCTATTTTAGATAAATCTCGAATGTCGTCTTGAACTTCTGTTCGAGCTTGACTTACTCATTCGGCTGCTAATATTAATACCTAATACCATATATTGCAATGCATCGGCTAAATCTGATGTCCAACCTTCGTGAGATTTTGTCGGTGTGTCTCGAACGACATCGTTCTTACCACGTACATTCTCATAAATGTAGTTGTATTTTAATGCCTCAATTAAAAATTTGCAATTTTTTGTGATTTGCAGTAGAGGCTGCCCCATTGAGTCTAATTTTGTCAGTCTCTGTTTAACTGCTTCAATCCGTGGCTGAAGTTTATTCGTACCCGGACTCTCAATCGGAATACCATTATTTAATAAGATGTCGTACGGTGACACATCCACAGACTGAGCTTGTACGAGACCTGCTGGGTCACCCCACGCCCCCTCGACCAAGTTATTAATGTATCTGCGTCTGAGTGTCGGCTTAATATGCTCAACAGTTAATGTCTCAATAGACATGTCCTCACCCATTACCTCATCTACTATAATAAGACGACCGCCTGCAGTCATTGTACCAACAAGACACACTGGTGTACGACCGAAGTCGAAGGATAGATAAAGTGGAGCACCCGCTGGCACATTAAACTGGTCGATGACATGACGGCTCTCATTGAACTCAGGGAATACTACCTTGCCCGTCACCAAGTCCGCAAACTCACCTTCCACATATGCCTTAATCTTCTGCTCCTCGCCCCCGAGCATTGCATAATAATAGTTATACCCACCCGGCAAGTTCTCAATATTCTCTGCCATCGGATTCGGGTCCCATGACCCATCAGGCTGTCTTAATAGAGCTGGCGGCTGTCTGAATAACTCAAAGTATGGACGACCCATGCGTTCAGACATCATCTTGAACTCATCATCCTTATCTCCGAGATACCATCTATATAACCAGTGATTTTTAAGCGGACCGTTAGTTGCCCCAAACAGTCCTACCCATGTCGCCTTACCAAACCGACCTGATGGATAACGCCCAAGACGACGGTCAATCGCAAATACTAATGACTCAGGGAACTCTGACAACTCATCGATGAACCCGAATGTCGGCTCACACCCCAGCAACTTATTCTGCGACTTCTCATCGTCAAATGACAAGAACTCCACATCAAAGTGCACCTTAGTGCCATCATTTAACTCAAATCGAGCGTGAGCCATCATTGGGAAGCTTCCCGTGCGGAATGTCATCAAGTTACCCACCATTGTCTTAAACGACGGTATAGTTGTGGAGCGTAACATTGAGTTAGTATTACGTGCCACAAGTGCACGGGAGTATCGCACCCCATCTGCTGCGGGCTCTTGCATAATAGCCTGTAACAGAAGTGTCCAAATAATTCCTGATGTTTTAGCCGAGTTGCCGGTACAGAACACCTTACCATTGTGTCTCACTACAAACATACCTGTAGATGTGGTGTAACAGTATTTATACCCATCTTCACTTGGAATATGCTCATACTCGGCAGTTCTCATATCTACCCAACTACCTTTTCCACCAACACCCACCGTTGCTCTGTATGTGTCATTCCAATTTTCTTTATGAGCTTTCTCAACTGTAATAATAGAAGGAATACCACAAGAAACAAATGCAAACTGGATAAAGTCCACATTCTTCTTATTGTTAGAACAATAGTATGAACCCTTTGCACCGATGTTACCATCCCACAGTAAACTCTCGTGAGCCATCAGTGCTAACTGACGCTGACTTGCTCCGTAGTATTTAGACAAGTCTTTATTCCACTCAGGGGGCACAAATCTAAATGTAACCTCGGTTGGTCGAGCTGGATAAATAGTCTCTGTGAACTCGATACCCGCCTCATTCAATAGCTGTCTGATTCGTTCAACCTTTCTAGGCTTGCGTACCGTTACTGCTGCTTTACCCCAGTGTTTAGGTAAGTGTCCATCGGCTGATAACATAATTTGAACTCGAAGCTCCGCGTCAGTCAGTGGATACTCTGTATCTGCCTTATAATTAAATACTGCAGGGATTTTAGCAGTTCGCTTAGTGCCATTTTTATATTGTTCAGCTAACTCTGCTCCTGTAGCAATCTGCCAGTCTCCACCACGACTCATAGCATATCTAGTTTTATACCACACCTTGTGCTCATCACTCACTACCATATCCATCGCGTGTGATGTGTAGAACCGGTGGAATCCTTCAGGGCATGGTAACTTAACATGCTCGGCTCTCTCAAAGTGTCCTTCGCCTGTAGCCGGGTCATAGACCATAATCTCCTGCGGAGCTTCTGAAATTTTAACCCAACCCTCACGTGTGAGCACCTCTGTATCACTGGATAAACATCCAGCAGGTCCGATGCAGAACTTGAGACGGGCGGGACTCAGTGCCATTCTATGCAGTGTCGGGTACATATAATAGTTAAACCCGATGTCATTCTCGCCCATGACTGCCTGCTGCTCATCAACAGGGGCGTAGTTCTCACCCATCTCGCTGGCGTAGCCAATCTCATCACTGTGTGACGGGGCGTGATGTCCTGACACCGCACCACGTACAATATCTTCATCACTTAACATCAATCACCTCGATACTCTTCTTAATATCTGCCACGCGTCTTAGTGGACGCTGCTCACCCGCAGGTAGTGGAGGAATAAGTCCCCCGTTCTGCCCGAGATTAACATTAAGCACAAGCCCGCTAGCCTGCGGCTTATTACTCTCCTCGCCTGTACCAAGGCGACCTGCTTCAGCCACCCCTGCCACCTGCATTACGAGTTTAGCCGCATTAACCCTGTCGTTGTCACGAGCACCGCTTCTAATAATGTCATGCAACTGCTCCAGCGACTGCTCTGCGATTAATCTTGCTTTAAGTTGTATAAGTGCGTTCGGTGATGCCTCAACTAATGCACGAATCTCCCTCATTTCTTTTTTAAATGAAGGCAACTCTACAATTTCTTCAAATTCTTCCGCACTCACGTTGTGGGTATCACAAACCTCGACGACGCGACCCGGACCATATAAAATTAAATCACGGACAAATTCTGAGATGTGAATGTGTTTATACATTCCATAAATCAGTTCTTCCGAATATTTTTGTTCATCATTCATTTGGGTTTCTCTCTATGGCATTTCAACAAGTACACAAAGGTAAAACTTTTAATCCCGGAGCAACATTCCCGGAATACTGTGAGTTTGAGAACTGTGTGTTCTACGCTCAGTGCAAGTTCGAGAAAGGTTGCATCTTTAAAAACTGCCGCTTCTTAAAATGCTGCCCTAAACATTATAGCAATAAAAATAGTGAAGTTAAGGAAGCCATCCTCGAAAACTGTTATCTTGAGTATATCACTGTTGATAAAGATAGCCTAGTGGTGAATTGTGAGAAGGGTGCACGTGCGATTGTAAAAGCCAAAGAAAATCCAGCTCCGCAACAAGTCGGCAGCTCTGAGGACTTCTGCTTGTGTTACTGCGTACAGCCTACATGTAATGCGGGTGTGAGTATTGCACCGGTAGAATCCGGCAAACCTGAGGTAAAAAAAGTGCTGAACGACTGCAAAGAAAAATGTTCGGTTACAGGGTTCAGCAAATGAAAAACAACATCCTAATACTTTTAACTAAGGAATTGTAGTACGTGACTCATCGTACTATGCTTCCTATTATACTGTTATGCAAATGTTGTTGCAATAGCTTTACATAAATTAATGAACCCGTCATGGCTCATTGTCTTACGTGTGTTAGCAATGGCTTGGCACACGAGAATCAATTCTCCATTGTGTCCTTGCATCGGCACAACGCCTGATGGTGAGGTGTCTAATGTTAGCTTAACTCGGTCAGGTAAATAATAACAATAGCCGTTCTGACGAGTGTATGCTTCGCAGCATTGTTGAGTACCTGCAATTACACGCTCCTGCCCACCGGTAAATAATGTGGTGAAGTGTTTAACGACTTCAATCGGGAGTTGGTGTGCCGCTGCGGTAATTTCAACAAAGGTATCATCCACTTTATTTGTGTTTGAGCGAGCTGCAATCTCACCTTTCTTTTGCAATGATTTAATTTTGTTTCTAATGTTATGGAAGCTACGCCCCATTTCAAGTGCAATATCTTTTGCTGAAAGATTGGCATTCCATAGCTGAATGAGTCTTGCGACATCTTGGTCTGTAAATTTGGTAGGCATGATTTATTCCTCTTGTTTTGGTGTGTGAGTAGTTTACCAGTGTTGGTGTGTAGTTGCAAGGGTTAGATGAGGATAATAGGTGTAGGATATAGAAGTATATAATACATAAATGTATTACATGCATAAAAAATACCCCGAGAAAAGGAGGACCCGGGGTAGTTTAGCTTTTAAAAGGAAATTCTCATGAAATAGTTTAAAGTCTAGAAAAGAGGCTTAAAACAGGTGTATTGTGACACGGGTTGAGGGGTTTGTCAAGCATTATTTTTAAGGTGGCAAACAGATGCAATATAGAAGGGGAGGGGGTGGGCTGCGGAGCGAGATTTTTTAAGCTGGCTTGGCAGTTGGACAGTAGGGGGGGTGTCGGTGCGTGAGCAAGTGTTGGTGTTCTGCAGTCACGGTGTCAAGGTGCGTAAGCAAGTGTATGTTCGTCGGTGTGGAGACACCTTTCACCCACCCGAAAAATTGACTCTATATCTAAAGGTGACCCCTTTTGATAGCAAAACCCCGACACACTTCCACACCAAAGTTCCCATAGGGGGGGTATGTGCTCCGCTCTTCCACTGCTTAACTCTTTCACTGTCCTGATAATAATATGCATTAGCCTTTGACCGCTTTAATGCCTAGCCCTTAACGCTAACGCTTCTTAATTGTTTTGGTGCGTCGCTTGCCTTGCTCTTTGGCTGTACTATCATTAAAGCGGATTGGTATATTGCAAGCTTTCGCAACTTCACGCCCTAGCATTTTTGATGCCTTGAAAATTTTTACTTGCCTTGCCACTCAAATGAGAATAATTCCTATTAGAGTGAGTTTTGGAGTGTGGTTATTGAGAATGGTAGACTTATTTTTTAAAATCTTAAATCTTTCTATAACTCTGATTAAACTTTCTTTTATTATCTTATAATTTTATTTGTTGAGAATTATTCTTATTAGAGTGAGTTTTGGAGTGCTGTTATTGAGAATCGAAAAGTTATGCTAATCGAGAATTGCTCTCAATAACGTGAAAAATCGTGAAAAAAGTGTTGATTTTTTAATCAATTGATGTGCTTTTGTGTTAGTGTGCACTAACACGTGATTTTTTGGAAATGTGTGAAAATTGCAAATTGTATTGATAAAGTTTTTACATTGTTAATAGAATGATGTTTAGAAACTTAAAAAAAATTACACGGATTTTGAGTTGTCAGTTATTTTATTCTATATTTTTCTATATTATATAACAACTCAATTTTAACCACTTTTTTCTTGCATTTTTGCCTAACGCCCTACACACCAACACACCAAAACGCAAACTATTCTCAATTAGCCTCACTTCCTGAAAAATATCACTTCTTCATAGCTAAATGATAAAAGTTCTCAATTAGCTACACTTTTCAATTCATTAGTTTTTTTAATCCGAAAATTTTAGCATTAGTTTTTCTAATGATAAAAATCTAATCAATTTTGACTTCTTGCAAATGTTTTTGCCTTACTGTTTAACAAATACCCTTGCATTGTTGCAAAGTAAAGCAATATAAAAGCCTTTAATCTTGCCTTTATCCTATCACGCCAGCCCACTTGCCAACATTTCCCGCTCAATTGCTCAAAAAATAAGCAAACAACACGCTTTTATTAAAAATTTTTAAAGATAACTATTGACAAGGTAGAAATAAAACATATAATAGCAAACATAAAGCAAAGGAAAACAAACCCTTGCAAATGCTCTTTAAAAATCGCTTTAATATCCGTTAAGTAAAAATTCTATAAAATAATTTAAAAAATTTATAAAATAACACTTGACAAGATAAAAAAGAAAGATTAAAATAAAGCATAAATTAAAGGAATGGTTAGCAGTTAAAACCAATAAACCTTTACTAGCTCTTTAACAATTAGGTAAAAAACGGTTGAACACTATGCCCTTATTGTATCTTGCAAACGTTGAAGGCGTTGGCTCAAGTAAGCGGTAAGCAAGAACAAATAAAGCATAGTTAGTAAGAAGTAAAGGGAAAGAATTTGCAATAATGAAGAAGGCGACAGCTCAAGTATTCTAGTAGATACACTACCTGAACAGTGGTATACCGTCCACTTGTGCACTATAGCAACTGGATTAAACCAGCAATCTGTACTACAACGTAACCCTATCGTGCACACTAAACGAGTAGACTAAGACGAAACCAATTACAAGGGATTAATCCGTCTACCAGTACAGCGAGTTCTTAAAGGCTAGTTTTTAACAATGGGCTTTGTAGTTATGAGATATAAAGCCCATGATTAAACACTAACACACCGAAAGGGGAACACTATGAAAAACTATTTTAAAAAGCCAACAGTCATCATGAACAAAGACCGCTGGAAATATAACCTAGCGGAAGTGATTAAGAGCATGTTTTATTCCGCTCTAATCATAGCGATTGCATCTTGCACGGTGGCAATGTTTATCTATGCCCTTATCACACCTGACTACTAGGAGCATGACTATGGAATTTGCAGTATTGACAAAGACAGGCGAGCCAATTGGAAAAGCAACTGGCATTGCACACGTGCTCACATTGTGCGGTATTGAATATGACCACAAACAAAGACGGACAAAAGATGAACGTTATCCGCTTGAAATGAAAGTGGTCGCCCGTAAACGCTACACAATCGGCTCATGGTTTGAACAATCGTACGTGCTCAAATGTGCGGAGAGTGCATGGAGTGATTGTGGCTTTACATATCATGATGCATTAAAACGTGCGGTCAAGGATATGTTTGAGAAATGTAGGAAAGAATTTTTGATTGTGCCTTTATAGGTGCGGTCAGAATACAACTGCCCGACACCGACACAGTGCGGGTATTTTATTAATAAAATGAAAATGGAGATTTAGCATATGGCTAAAGTAACAATTAACGCAACAGCCCATATTAAATTGGGCACAGGCAAAGACGACACAATCCGCACCGCCCTTCTTGCCACACTAGGCAAGAACGATGCACTATTGCGTGATGTACAAAACGCATTTAGTGCGGGCACAATGCAAACATTCTCACGCCCAACTACTGCGGGCAGTGGTGGGTTTGTAACGCTCACTAACACTGACTTTGGTGCGGTCGTTGTTAAACATATTGATGACAACGGACAACAAATCGGGTCAGTAGTCTATGGCAAAACTAAATTCTTTAGTTGCCTTGATGAACAAGACTAATTAGTTAGTCAATAATCGTGCACCTTAACGCCATAGCTAGGGTGCACCTTTATTAATTAACAACACAAAAGGAAACACTACCATGAAAAACTATTTAACATTATCAAGTAAAGTCTATGAACATGTTGAGCGTATCGACCATGAATTACTAGGCACAGAAGTACGTGCAGAATTTGTAGGCGAAGGTGTGGCAGAAGGCTACACACTCAGAAACATTTTAAGTCTAGTAGGACAGGCAGCCCGATTTAATACAACATCTGGTAGTCCACTAGGTTTTATGGATATGTATGCAGACGAGAAAATCCGTATATTTCTACATGACAACCGAGAATTAAGCGAGCGTATTCTTGTAGAAGTTGGCATGTATAACGAGCAGATTAAAGTATTCGACCATGTACGCACCAAAGCATATGCGGACGAGTATCTAAACGGTGTAATGCCTAAACGTTATGGGTGCAAGTCAGACGGCACAATGACAAGTGAAGGCTTAGTAAAATGGTTATACCATGCACTACTTAAACCATATGGCTTGCCTGAGAAGTATCTGAAAGAGTGGTTAGAAAAACTAAAAGAAAAAACTTACTACTTATACAAGGTTAAAAATTGTATGCCTGAAGTGGCTTGCCTGATTGCAGAAAGAACAAATACAAGTTCATGCATGACGGACGGTAAACTTGATTGGGCGGTGAGAAAATTTAACTACTTCGCAACGAACAAAGACGGTCAGAAAGTGTGGGTGCATCCATTCCGTGCCTATGAAGGATTGGACACCGACCCTAATTGCATGCTTTGCGTGAGTACGCTCCCACCTGAGGAAGTATTAGGTCAAACACATGACAAGATTCCATTCATTGCACGTGGATTTTCTGACGGTGAAGCATGTGCCCGCTGGTATGGCTCAAGCGAGCAAGATTGGCATGATGTGTTTGAAGATTATGTTACATCAGAAACCCCATGGGGCATTAAACTTTACGGCTACAACGTACAGGGCAATAAAATTGCACCATATGTGGACGGTGGACTAGATGCAAACGACAATTATCTCAACGCATTGACTAAGTTGCATGTAATTAATGAATATCATACACCGCATGGGATTGAGGCAACAATTTATGAGATGTATGACCGTGCAGAAGATGAAGATGATGAAGTGGACGGTTATTGGCGTGTAGAGCCACACAATGCGGTCGTGTATTTCTTCGAGCCGGTTACATATCACACCTGTGCAATTACAGGGAATGAATACCGAGATGATGAAGAAGAATTAATCTATGTGGAAGATTTAAATGATTGGGTAGAAAGTCAGTTCGCACGTTGGAGTAACGACCGTGGGTATTACGAGTTAGACGGGGTAGAAGTCTACAATTATTACAACGACAGATAAGAAAATAGTTTAACTAGGGTGCATAGTAGAGTATGCATTGACGGTGAGTGTTAGTAGTGTTTCCGACCGTCTTTGTGTGCTCCATTATGCACCCTAACTTCATTAAGGAAATTAATCATGCAATTAGATAGACAATTAAAGTCAGATAAAGAATTAAATGCCAGTGTTGAGTTCGTTAAAGAGTTGTCAGCGGGTGAATTTAATCTTTCAGATGTTCGTGTTACATGGACAAACATGTACAACGATGAAGAATGGCGAGCAAAAATTGGTAGCCTTTCAACATGGTACGGTAATTCATTCATTAAAGACGTCAGTGCAACAAGAAAGACGGTCACAATTCACAATTTCCGACCGCCTGTTATTGAGCATCCACTTATGAAAATAAGCCACGGTCAGATTAAAAAAGTGTTAAAGGTTATTGAGAAATGGAACGGTGTAAACCATACCAAATACGATGCATTGGCGGTAGATATTGAGAAATATTGCCGTAAAGTGTTCAAGATTAACAAGAACAACGTGATGACAATGCCTAATTTCTTGAGAATGATTGCATTCATTAATGGGTGTGAGTTACAAGAAAGACATTTAAAAGAAGCATTAAATGCCATCGCTGGAACAGCAGAGCGAGTATATCTGTATAAAACGCAGAAGTATATTGCGGAGCATTATGCAAGGCTGGAAGAAAAAGCCGACCTATCATCGTGTATGACGCATGGGGCGGAGCACTTTGGTGACTTCACACACTTGACAACATGTGATGCAGAGTTAGCAGAACAGGCGGGCTTTACTGTTAAGCATGACGTTAAGGACGAGTTCCAAAAGATTGATGACAACAATCTCAAGTCAGCTGTATTTACCGCAAATGTTGAAGGATATTCTGGCGGTGATTTTTATCTAGGGCTGGTGAGTACAGTGCCACCACACAGAATTAAAGATGAAGAAGAATATGCCTTTGACGGTCGAGTGATTATTTATCAGATTGACGGTGAATGGTGTTATTCACGCTATTATGGCAAGGAAAATGCGGGTCATTATGTGGCACGAACACTTAGAACAAAACACGCTGGCGGGCTTAAATTCCGTGCTTATCGTTCATCATCAGCCAATGTAAGAGACGGACACAGAACACCGAGATATATCGTGCCATTCATTGACGGTGGTCGCAGACATTTTACAGTAGATGACACACCACACTATGACGAGATTGGTCGTGAGTTTTATGTGGCAACTGTGATTAATTGGGCAAGTGAAGATATTAACACAAACGACTTGCCATATAACCTTAAAAAAGGACAGGTGCTCAAACTAAGTCAGCGGACGTGGGTATCTGAAGAAGAAGATTGGTATGACCACTGTATCATCACTGAGAACGGAGTAGGACAGGGGACTGGACGATACTCCCCCAGACTGGGCGGTTACGTATCTCTCGAGTTTGGGCAATCCGATGATTCGCTTAACAGCGGAGCAATTAGAGATGCAATACAGAGCGAGATTAATTCAAGAATTGACTACATAAACATCATCACTCAACGCAAGAATGATGAGATTAAACAACTTAAACAACGTGCAGAATCACTAGGAGTAAATTTAAATGACTAACTCAACGACTCAACAAAAATTAGGTGCAGAAAATGGAACAACTCAAGCAACTAACGGAAATACAACGCAAGCTCAAACTCCAGCGACTTCGCAAAAAGTTACAAATTCTGTTACAACAACGCCAAGCACAACCGTTCCAAGCACAGGAACAGGAACAACTTACTACAAAACTTATAAAAAACATGAGCCACAAAAGTTAGAAGGTGTTAAAGGGTGGGTATTCCCAGCTGACCGCAACGCACCGTCAGTGTTAGCCAGTCAGATTATGGGCTATCGCAGACAGTATCGCAGTCAAGGTATCGCACTGTTTGCAAAAGAATGGTTGATTCCTAAGTTGCAAGAAATTGTGGCACAGCTCGAGAAAGCGGGCTATACAGTGGCAACTAAAGTGATTAACAGCGACAGCAACGGACACGGTTATCACAACTTTATGTTTGATGTGTCTAAAGATAATGACTTTGGCAAAACATTATATGTGGCACACTATGACACAGTAGACCGTGACACAGGATTTAGTGAAACACGTTACGGACACGGAGCACCGACACACTCGGACAAAGTGCAACTAACACGCAAACATGTATCAGTGCGTGACGGTGTGGCATTTATCGATGAAAGCAATGTGTTAAACAGCGATGTGGCATGCTTAGGTGCAGATGACGGAGCGGGTTTAGCGGTGATGTTAAATCTTATGGCAAGCGGAGTACTCGGTGGTTATTGCTTTACCACAGGCGAAGAAGTGGGCGGTGTAGGTGCAGAATCAGTATTAACCCATGCCGAGCCATTCTTAAAACAGTATGACTTTGCGGTGGAAATTGACCGCCGTGGCACTAAAGATATGGTTTACGAGCAGTCAGTGGGCGAGTGTGCAAGTAAAGCGTTTGCACAGTGGCTTGTTGATGAGCTAGGCATGGGGCATGAGTTATCTAATCGTGGCTCTTACACCGATGTGGCAACATTTGCAGAAGTTATCCCTGAAAATGTAAACATTGCCAGTGGCTACATTAACGCACACTCAGCAGACGAGCAAGTATTATTGCCTTATCTTGACCGGTTGGCAGATGCATTACGCAAGGTTGATTGGAGTAAAGCTAAAGCAGAACGCAAGGCGGGTGACTTTAACTTACCCAGTTATTATGGCAAGGGGTACGACTACGGTTATGGATATGGTAGTGGCTATTCTTATGGCTACGGTTATTCTTCTAAGTCTAGTACATACACTAAACCTGATAACCCACAACTGACCGAGCCTGTACCTGATTTATTAGCGGACTTGTTCGCAGTAGATACGGACTTCATGCGACACTGTATCTTACACGGTGGCATTGAATGTTATTACGACTTAGATACAGCGTGTTATGGATATTATGGGTCATCATTCACAGATATTTGCGTGGCTTATGGATTCACTTTTGAAGATGAAGGAGTTGAAAATGTCTAGTGTAAAAGAGATGTTAGAAGAGATTAATGCTTCAATGAGCCGAGCACGTGAGCTTTCAACATCAGAAGATGTAACAGAAAAGCAACGTGTATTTTATAAAATGGTGAGCGAGCCTTTACAACTAGGCAGTAATTGTAATACAAATGCAATTATAAATATTGTGCGTGAGGCAATGATTGATGCGGTTTCAGCTATATTAGACAGTGCATCAGATGTACTCTTACCACGATGTTTTAACTGTGTAGATGCATCATTTACTGATACCACTACAAAAGGTGCGTTTCGTATTACAGTCCACAAAGTAAAAAATGGAATAGCCAACAACGAAGTTATCAATGAAACGATTGAGATTCCACGTGCGATTAAACATACAAAAGCCCTTGCATTAGTTATTGAAACAACAATAAATCTAGTCAAAAACAATAAAGAGCTAGCAGAGTGTTTTGATTTTAATCATGAGTGTTTTAAAGAAGCATGGGTGCAGTACCGTGTTAAATTAATGGCAAATGAAATTAAGGCAAACACTGGTAGTCTATGGATGTACTTCACTGACAACAACTACTATGAGCATTATAAAGCTCTGAGTGATACACAGAATTTACACTCTTGCATGGCATATAGACCTGAGTATTATGGTAGTCAAATTAATGGAAATTACATCCACCCGCTACAAGGGTATGACTATGCACCTGATTTCTGTCTAGGCTTAGTATCAACATACAGCCCGAGCGAGATTGACGATGTGACTGAGTATCCATTCATCGCACGTGTTGTTGTAACTTATAGCGACCATAGCACACCTAAGCTGATGTATGGTAAGTCTTATGGTAACGAGAAAGCATGCACATTAATCCGCAACTGTCTATACAACGGCAGACCGACAGGCAGACTTTTTTATGCAATCAAGGCTAATCATTTAGATGATAATCTAAAAAATGCTGATGGTTGTGATTTTAACTTACGTGACTACTACAACGAAGGTCGCACCGATAATGACGACAAGCGGTATAACAAAGAAGATGACGACATTCTCGGTCATTTTGTTGCACCTTTCATCGACCCATGGGCTAATCTGTTCGACCATGGTGGCAAAGTTAAACGCCACCCGATAACAGGGTTAGAAGTGATTAACTGTATGGTCATCGATAATGACGAGTGGTATGACGAAGATGAAGATAGAACTGTGTATAACGAAGGCTATTGCATTTATCATGGCACAGGTATTGTTCGACCAAAAGATGATTGGGATGACACCTATTCCGCATTAATCGTTACACGTGACGGATTAGAACACCTATAAGGGGGAATAATGGCAAAATTTGATGAGCTATACGATGTGGACTCAGTACAGGCAATACAGTCAGCAATCGATAGCAAAGTAGAAATGAACGAGCGGGGTTGTATGATATGGACAGGGCGATTTGCCCATAGAAGTCCTATCATTCAAGTTCGGCTCAAGGGGGGTAAAGCACTCTACAACAGCGTGAAACGCTTTATGGTGATGAAAGCCGAGCCCGACAGAGATTTCCCTGAGAAGTATCGTTATTGTAATACATGCGGGGATTATCGTTGTATTAACCCTGAGCACGTGTTCCCATGTGATGTAGACACTGCTAAGGCAGTAGAAGTTATTGCATGGCTGAAACACAACTCACTCCGCTATAACAGCAATATTGAAATGGCTAAGGCTTATGGTTGTAGCCATATCACAATCGGTAAATACCGAAAAATGTACCAACAAAACCCCGATGTATGGGATAAATTAGTAGAAGGATTTAATTATGCCAAGAAAAATGATTGACCGTGATGCACTAGCAAGCAAAGAAGTTTTCACAAAAAGTGATGTGCAAGATATTTTAATTGCGTATACTAACTGTTTACGTGACTCCTATGGAAAGGCGATGTCTTTCCTGTTGTTAAACCATGACGGTGTTCAACGACACATCAAGGATATTGCAGAACACGGTAATGATTCTATGCATGCACTAGATAAGATATTAGACGACGACATGTTCGACGACAGCATGATTGTCAATGCTGAAGTGGGCAAAACAATCTTAGGTGCGATGAACGCAACAATAAAATTCTCTAAAGACTTCTTGAAAGACGAGTTAAACTTACGCTTGCCTGAGATTAGAGAAATTGAAACCTATATTGATACAAACGACAACCAGTTTGGTAATAAGATTGACTTCTCTAATACTATCCGAGCAGTTGCAGAAGAAATTATGGATGGCTCAACAATGGGTAGTCACAATGGATGGGATTATGCAGTAGATGCAAGCCGAAAAGGTGCGTGGATTACAGTATTAACTCACCCTAATTATAACGAAGTACGATTAGTAATGGTGGACAAAAATGAGATTGACCCTGACAGCGACACTCTTGAATACATACAAAAGCAGTTTAACCACATCACTGGAACAACAAACAAAACAATCCATTGATATTGCAAGTCAATACATGGACGGAGCACCGACACTCCCTGACAATTTAACTGAAGAAAGCCTAAATGAGTACGTTAAACAGCTCATGACTTTCTTAGAAGAATTGCCGAACAAGCGTATCGGTGTAAATTTATATGGTTATCTCCGTGTTCTCACAGTGGATATGGTTATGGCTAATATCTTAGAGCTACACGCCAAAGCAGAGAACGCTATCTTTGAGTTGGGGCTAGTTGAAGAATGTCAGACACAGAGTTAAGAGTACCTGCTAATGCAGAGTTAGTGAATGGTAAGTGGTGGACTCCGAAAATGGTTATGCATTTTTGGGGTTACACCCGAGCCACTTACTACAATAAGGCACGTGGCAAGACAATTAAACAGATGCTCTATGCATCTAATATCCGAGCACGTGTGGGCGAGCGTTCATTTTCAGACCGTTCTAAAACATTCATGGTTGGTAAACGAGAATGGACATTCGCCATGATTTACTACTACATGATTAGAAACAGATATATCGACCCCGAGATAACAACATATGCTAGTTTTAAAAATGCGTGCCATTCCTACGCAAGTAGAGATAGCGTGGGTGGTATTAAACTCGGCATCGATATTAATTGTCAGCGGTACGGGTGCAACATATGGCGTAGTCTAGCAAACGTGACCCAAGAACAATACGACAAGTTTAAGGAACGCTATGTAGACTATATTAACAAGCACAAGCATAGAGCACGTGCAGAGTTACCACAGTATTTTGACCCGAACGACAGATACATTGAGTGCGTTCAAGCAGACCCGCGCATGATGCATATCTACCACGCAGAAGTATTAAAGCGTTTGCCAAGAGTAGAAAAGGAACTTGCAGAGACTCGAGAGATGTTACAGGAGAAAATTGAGACAATCTTGAGTTTGAAACATGAGCTTGCACAGATGCAGAAATCATCGTTTGAGAAGATTAAACGACTCGAGCAACAAGTATCAGAATTAACAATGGAGCTACACCATGATGAAGTTGATGGATATGTTACAGCCAGTAAAGAGCACAAAGGTTAAAACAAAGAAACCAGTGCGGAAGAAAACAGCCAAGACACCTGAAGGGAAAGTTAAAGAACAAGTAAAATTTATCTTTGACACCTATGGGGTTTATTGGTTTATGCCAGTAACAGGCGGATATAATCGCAGTGGTGTGCCTGACTTCATCGCTTGTTGCAACGGTAAATTTCTTGCAGTTGAAACAAAGAGTAAATACACCCGACACGGTGTCACAGCATTACAAGCACAGAACATTCAACAGATTATTGAATGTAACGGAGTGGCTCTAGTCATTGATGAAGATAACATTGATGAGCTAGAACAATTAATTAAAAACATTCTTGCATACAACGGAGCGGAACACGCATGAACGTATTAACAGTGGATTTTGAGACCTACTATGACCGTGAGTATTCATTAAGCAAGATGACGATGATTGAGTACATCATGGACGGACGGTTTCAACCGATAATGATGTCATATTCAATCAATGACGAGCCAATTAAAAATGTAATTGGTTATCCGAAGATTAAAGAAGCTTTAGATGGCATTGATTGGGATAATACTGTGTTAAACGCACAGAACACCGCTTTCGATGCCACAATTATTCGTGCGAGATTCGGACATACAGCACGATATTACACTGACACAATGGCGATGGCTCGGGTTACAGCTGCTCACGTATTTGAAGGGGCAAGTCTAGGAGCTATTGCAAAAGTATTACAGGCTAATGGTGTTCCTGTTCCGCCTAAAGGCAAAGAAGTACAGTCGGCATTAGGCATGCACCTTTATAATGCATATCAAGGCACACCATATTTAGCACTAAAAGCAACAACAGACCACAACGAAGTGCAACGTGGGCATGAGTTGTTAATGGGTTATGTAGAGTATTGTAACAACGATGTTCACTTAGCCAGAGAAGCATTTAAATACTTCACGAAGATGATTACCCCTGATGAAATGCAGTATGGGGATATGATTTTAAAATGTTACATCGAGCCAAGCTTGTATTTAGATTTGCCGATTATCGAAGAAGAAATACAACGTATTCATGAACGAGATGAAAAACGTGCTAGAGATGTAGCGAACAAATACTTTAATGGCAACCAAGCAGAATTACGCTCAGTATGCCGAAGTGTTCCTAAGTTCACGGAGTTTTTAAAGAGTTTAGGTGGAAAACTTGAGCATGAGATTGATGAAGATACCGACTACACTTTCATAATTCCGAGTAAATACAGTGAGAAGAAGGAAAGAATTGAACCTTGCTACTCTAAAACATTCCCACCGGTTATCGAGATGTGCGAACGCATGGACGAGATTGGGGATATATTTAGAACAAAACTTGCAATGAGTTCTAGTATTGAGTTATCTAGAGCCGAGCGGTTTAGAGCGATTGCAAAGATTGGTTGTGGGTTTGGTATGCCTTACACCGTGAGCGGAGCTCATACACATAGGCTCGGTGGCAGTGGGGGCTTAAATGTGCAGAACCTTAGCAGTGGACGAAAAGAAGGGCAGTCAAACGCCTTAAAACGTTCCATTAGTGCACCGCCCGGACACCAAGTTGTTGTGTTCGATAGCTCACAGATTGAGTTACGCACCGGCAGTTATATTGCGGGCGACCATGCAACGCTTAAAATGTTCTTAGAAGGGCGAGACCCATACTCAGAGCAAGCGAGCTTGATTTATGGTGGTGACCCAGTTGAGATTAAGAAGTTAGCTAAAGGCGGAGTTGAACCATATGCAAGTATTCAACGCCCAGCGGGTAAAGCATCGCTGTTATCTAATATTTATGGCACAGGTGCAGTTGGGTTCATGAATTATGCGAAACTTATGGGGGTTGATATGACCCTTGAAGAAGCACAGCACATCGTGAAAGTTTATCGAGAGACACACCCTGAAGTTGTGGCAACATGGAACGCATGTGAAGTTGCATTGCGTAATATGATTGCTGGAGCAAGTGGATATTTCGGTGGACCTGAAGGCAAATTGTTCTATTATGACGGAGCACGTATGAACCATGGAGTTCGTATGCCGGGAATTAGACTACCTGATGGCAACTGGCTTAATTATCACTGTTTATCAATGCGTGAACGTGAATACCCTGATGGCTCAACTAAGATGAACTACGCATATCGTGGTTTAAAAGAAGGTCGTATCCAATGGATATTTACCTATGCAGCTCGTATTTTTGAAAACTGTAACCAAGCGTTAGCATTCGCAGTGATGAAGTATCAAGCCTTGCTAATTAACCAACGATACAAGATTGTTCTCAACACCCACGATGAATGGGGCATCGTTGTAAAAGATGAAGAAGTAGAACAAGCGAAAGAATATATGCAGTGGTGCATGCGACAAGTTCCCGAGTGGGCGAAAGGCTTACCAGTGGACTGTGAAGGCGATGCAGCTGTTCACTATGGAGATTGTAAATAATGATACTAGATTACGTAGATGAACCAACTAAACCATGTAAAGGAGATGACATGAGCTTTTCGTACGCAAAGTATGGAATGTTTAGCATTCTAGGCTCAAATGGCTCGATTGCATTTGATTGCGACACACCGTTTTATTCTGTTACAACCGATGACGGATTGGACAAAGTGCAAGTAGACTCAGACTATTTTGAAGAAATCGTGCTTATGGCATCCGCTATGTTAGCTACACTCTCAGACCGCAACAGAGAAAGAGCAATCAAACTTGCTAATGTTTTAAGAAATAGCACAGACCTTGTAGTTGAGTTAAATGACATAGACGAGCACATCAAATAAAAATATCTCATGAAATTGGAAGTGGAAAGGAGTATGATTATGACACCAAAATAGGAACAAAATATGTTGCAAAATGAAGTTACAATGCCGTTATCATTTACGGCAATTAAAGCATTTGAACAATGCCCGCAACGCTTTTACCAAGAGCGTGTGTTGAAGAAGTTCCCCTATGAGCAGTCTGAAGAAGCCAAGCGTGGTGATATGATTCACAAAGCGTTTGAGAATTTTATTAAAGACGGTACTCCGCTCCCTGATTATGCAGAGCCATTTAGAGATTGGGTTGAAGTTTTCGCTGAACAAGATGGCGATAAACATGCCGAGTTTAAAATGGCGATGGATTGGCAAGCGAAGAAAGTGGGTTACTTCCGTGGGAAGAATATATGGATTCGTGGACAGTTTGACTTGTTAGTAGACCAAGGCGAGCAAGCTGTAATGATTGACTACAAAACAGGTAAATCAAAGTTTGCCGACACAGGTCAGCTAGAGTTAATGTCTATTCTAACCTTTATTCATTTCCCTAAGATTAACAAGATTACAGGTGCACTTGTATTTATCGATGAAAAGAAAGTTATCAGAGATTCATACAGCCGTGATAAAATGCCCGAGTACATCGAGCGTTGGACTAACCGTTCAATTCCGATTGTGCAAGCATTGACATCCCGCAAATTCCCGATGAAACAATCGGGCTTATGTGGCTGGTGTCCAGTTATTGATTGCCCATATCACCCGGGAGGCTAAAATGGCAACCGCACGTAAACGTGATTATAAACGTGAGTATGCGATGTATCATGCTAAACCTGAGCAGATTGCTAACCGTGCAGCACGAAACAAAGCTCGTAAGACAATGGAGAAGGAAGTTGGTAAAGCAGCTTTAAAAGGTAAAGATGTAGACCACAAACGACCACTTTCACAAGGTGGCTCAAATTCCCGCTCTAACTTACAGATTACTTCCGTTAATTATAATCGTGGTGTAAAAAACCGTAAAAAATAATCTTGACGACTTCAACCAAAAGGGTATAATATGTCTACCATCTCGGATAAAGAGCGGTACTTAATCGCTCGTGGCGATGTAGCAATAGTCGCTTTAAAAGCCGTTCTAAATCTGCTCGAACCAACGAGAGATACAAATGAACGCACCGCTACACAGTTACAAGCTGTGCAAGCGAAACAACCACAGGGCAACGTGACCTTGCTGTCAATCGTTACGCAAGTAGCGACACAGACATCGTTATCGCTTGCCAGTGCAACTGAAACAATTAAGCAAGCTCTACATGAGATTGACTACTTCTCGAGTGAGACCGAGCAGGAAAATTCTGAGAGCTCCGCTGTTTCAAATGTGATTAATGCTATTCGCCAATCATCCGAGATTTATGCAAATAAATCAGACGATGAAATCAAACAGATTATAGGATTATGAGACGAAACGTATTAGAAGTTTATGGCGATAATTCTCATTTGTTGATTAAGACACAGTTAGCCCAACAAATTGCAATGTCTGTTCAAGGTTGTTATCTGTCTGATGTATTAGGCGATGGACAACGACTGTGTGTCCCATGGACACTGGAGACAACGCAACAAGTTGCTAACTGGCATGTGCCAACACTCTCGCCTATGTTGCGGGATTATGATTTTGTAGGGCGATTCGAGCCTTATTTGCATCAACTTAAAATATGCTCATTCTTATCAGCCAACAAGCGTGGCTTTTGTCTCGCTGACATGGGAACTGGTAAGACAGCAAGTGTAGTTTGGACAGTAGATTATCTGTTTAAACAAAAGAAAATTAACAGAGTGCTGATTGTCGGTGCACTTTCAAATATGAAATCGACATGGAAAGACGAGTTCTTTGCGATTAACCCACTGTATCAAGTAACCGTATTACACGGAGAACGGGAAGAACGGTTAAAACTAGCATCTAACGACGCTCATATCCATATCATTAATCATGACGGTGTAGAGATAATTCAGAAACAGTTGTTAAAAAATCACTATGATGTTGTAGTGATTGACGAGCTGACAGCATTTAAGAACGACAAGTCGAACCGTTGGAAAGCAGTATTCCCGATTTGCCAACAAGCAGAGTATGCATGGGGGCTAACAGGAACACCGATGCCGAACCAACCCGATGAAGTCTATGGGCAGATAAAGTTGATTAAACCCGACAATGTTCGTGGTATATCAGCGTTTCGCTTTAAAGAAATGGTCATGCGTAAAGTGTCGCAGTTTACATGGCAACCGAGATTCGATGCACATGATACTGTTGCACAGTACATGAGACCCGCTATAAAAATTGAAAAGAGTGAAGTTCTTACACTCCCGACCGTGACACATGAGTATGTAGAAGTTCCGCTTACACCAATGCAAGCCGAGTTCTATAAGAAAATGAAGAACGACCAGTTTGTCGGGAACGAAGAAGTCACCATTACCGCGGTAAATGGCGGTGCACTAATGAGTAAATTGTTACAAGTTGCGACTGGTGCAATTTACAACGATGCACGTGAGGCAATGAAATTTGATGTCACACCACGCATTGAAAAGACGATTGAGTTAATTAAACAAGCTCGAGCACGTTCTACCGTGCAAGGCAAAGGCAAGACATTAGTATTTGCTCCGTTTAAACATACAATCGCCATGCTTGAAGAAGAACTCAGCAAGCATTTTAAAGTCGCTGTGATTACAGGCGATACTTCAGCAAGAGAACGTGCAGAAATTTTCATGCAGTTCCAAACAGAAGATGAGCCTGATGTAATCCTTGCAGTTGCAAGAGCGATGTCCCATGGTGTTACAGCAACAGCCGCCAGTTGTATTATTTGGTTCGGACCTGTTACATCAAATGAGACATACCAGCAAGCGTGTAACCGTATTGACCGACCAGGTCAAACACAAGACATGCACATCTACCACTTGCACTCAACGCCAGTGGAAGAAAAATTATATAAAACACTACAGCAGAGAAAACTCTCTCAAGCTGATTTATTAAATCTCTACACGGATTTTATCCGGGGGCTATAATATGACTGACAACTTCCAATTAATTGATACAACCCAATACGATATTCCAACACTTGTTAAATGGTATATCGACCTACGAGCTCACAAGTCTGACCTTGAAGCTTCAATTAAACCCGCTGTTGAACATACGAAACAACAGATGCAAATGATTGAGGCGGAATTGAACAAACGCATGAACGAGACAAAGACCGAGTCTGTTAAGACAATTAACGGTACTGTCTCCCAAGTTTCCAAGACAAAATATAGTGTGGTAGACCCATATGTGTTCAGACAATGGATGGTGCAAAATCCTGAAGTTGCAGCACAGATTGTAAACGGTCAAATTACACAGGGCGAAGTAGCCGCTTATATCGCTGACGGTGGTACATTACCTGACGGTATGGCTATCGACAACATTCTTTCTATTTCTGTACGTAGAGCATAGGAGCAACCATGAGTACAAATTTAGCAACTCCCGCACAGCTAGTTCCTTTTGAACAGTCAGCAGGATTACCCGCATATCTCCAAAACGGTGATTATCATTCAACACTTGATGACCAAGCTACAGGGATTTCTGTAGACCGTATTACTGTTGTAGACGGTGGTATCGTTACTGATGTTGGCGGTGTGCGTTCTTCTACTTCATTGTCTATCGATGTTGTAGTGTTAGATGCACAACCAGCTGGTCGTGACACATACCGTGCTTATTATGAAGGCACTTATAAAGACGGTGAATCATCAGCACCAACTTGTTACTCTGCAGATGGTAAAGTTCCTAGTCGTAACGCTGAAAAACCACAGGCACATGATTGTGCGAACTGTCCGATGAACGTATCGGGTACAGGTGCAAATGGTGAAGGTCGTGCATGTGGCTACTTTAAACATGTGGCAGTGGCAGTTTATCCTGAACTTGACCGTGTATATCGTATCAAGGTATCAAGCCGTTCACTCTTTAACAAAGACACAAATGGTATTCCTAGTCCGTTAGGTGGTTTCGCATGGGGCTTTACTAACTTTGCAAAACTTCTACAACAAACTAAGACACCGTGGGAAGCAGTGGTGACACGTGTGAGCTTGCCGAAAGGTCAAACACATGGTTTCTTCTTCACACCAATCGGATATTTAAACAAAGAACAATTCGACCAAGTGAAAGAATTACAGAACTCACCGTCTATGCACGATGCATTGACCGTTGAGATTGATGCAACACCTGCTCAATCAACTGCACCAGCTTTACCACATATTCCAGCTCCGCCAGCACCTGTCGCACCGACACTCACTGGTCGTGACAAATGGTTAGCAAGTGCAACATTGCCTCAAGTTATTAAAGATTGGATTGTTCAAGTTGATGATGCAACAGCATTAGCCTACTTAACAGCGAACTACCCTAATGAAGTATAAGGAACTTATATGAGCTTACAAACATTAACCCTAAATCTGTCTTTAAACGTGCACATTGGTGCGGACGGTACAGCAACAGTGTCTCTTAACACTGACAATAATCGTCCTATCACGCCAGCACAGCCGATTGTTGAAGCACCTAAACAGCAAAAGCGTTCTGCTCCAGTGGCAGAGACTAAGCCTGAATTAAAACCAGCAACGATTATTACGCAAGAACAAGAGCAATCCGTGCAAGTAACTGCAACTAAGGTATTTGATGATGCTGCATCGACAGCTCCAGCGGTAACTCCACCGCCTCCGCCACCCCCGCCCGCGCCACCCGCCCCCCCTCCCGCAGCACCACAAGCCGCAC